CTCTTTCCAAATATTTTGTAATTCATCTTTGCTGGTCTTGAAAATAAATACATTCGTCCAAAGACGACGCAAGTCCTTGGGAACACTATAATACGTTTGAACCAAAAAATATAATGAACATCGCAAATGTCTGCGGTTAAATATAAGTTCTTTAAAAAGTTGGAACGTATCTTTTTTTTTGAGATACGCTGTCATATCATCAAAAATAATCAAAGAGTTCAGTGGCTTTTCTTTGCTACTATCCGCTTTAATTCTATCCATCACCTCTTGTAAATTGTCATACGTGAGTTCATCGTATAAGCGGTCGTCAGGCAACTTTCCAAATATATCGTCACTCATAGAAGCACGTGAATGACTTGGCTGGAACACATAAATCCTGTGGAAGCATTTTTTTAACACACCTTTCATCAGGCTAAACATTAGCGATGTTTTTCCGCTTCTTGGCTTACCTATAAACAATGTGGTGCTATGCTGGTTCAAAAATTGTGTCAATTCGTAATTGTTTAACCTCTCACGCAATCCTCCATCACATAACATTTTACATTCAGGCATTGAGGGCTTGTCATTTTCTATTAAAGTGATTTTCATTATATATTAGTGCGATAAAAAGTTTGGATACATTTTATCTTGGGACAAACTTTAAAGCAATTACATATTCCCCTAAAGCTGTTGCTCCAGACGCGGTGAATGGATTACCTGCGTTGTCTAAAATACGAACTGAAAACTCCTGATTGCGTGGGCGACCTCCCAAATAAATGGGAACATTCGTTCCATCTTCGGCGTGGAGAAATGAATTGGCACCGACAATGTAACTCTCTAAAAACCCAATGTAATTGCTTGACAACGCTTGGGATGTTGCTCGTGCTTCATAAACATTTGGAGGCACACCAAGATCACAATAAACCAACGCGATGGTAGTTGCGTCTACATTATTCAATTCTCCCATATAGGTCATATGAACCTCATAAGGAACATCAGGAAGCACTTGCCAGTTAAAACGAAAATTACATATATTTGCTCCTGTTCCTGTTTTACTCGCCGCATTTAAACTATTAAGAATAACTACATAAAAAGGTCGTTTCAAATTGGGGGCGGCTAATTGCCATTCTCTTTCTTGTTCGCTAACTAACTTATTCATAATATATAGACAGATATAATTTTATTTATATATATTATGTTAAAATATATATTGAGCCACTTGTTCCCTAAACAACCTTTTGAAATACAAAAGCCGAGAAAATATATTAGCTTTGATGAATATGATGATTTAAGCGACAGACAAAAAATATTGCTTCATAGCAAATATGATGTGTATTTAATTCCTGAATTACATATAGAGGAAGAGGACTAAGTTCTATCACATTGATAAGTCATTGAGACATAATCCACCTCAGCAGTGTTTGTTCCTGCTACACTGACGTGTTGAAAAGCTAATGTATTGTCACGAGCAAAATTATAGGACGTTGCTATTGCTACATAACTTTCTGTAATATTATCCGTTAAGTTAGTCAGCGTAAAAGTTATATCAGGGTCATCAAAATCCAGTGTTATTTCATACCATTTGTTTTGTATCCAAGTAACAGATGTGAAATTATACAGATTGACATTATTTACACTTGCGAAAAATGTTGTTCCTCCACTTGTGTGACCTATAAATGCTGAGTTACCCCATACACCTATTGACTGGATAATTCCAGCATACCAATTAAATGTATTCAGCGCCGTTGTTTCTCTAACTATCCATTTCACTTGCTTCGGTATTCCGCTGTAAATCACATCCGTATTATAAATACTTCTGTTGTTTGTCAATGTCCATACTCCCACGTGGTTCAGATTTGTTCCTACTGCGTGGGTCGCAGACCCAGTTCCAGTCGTTGCCCATAAAGCATAACCAAAACCTCCATTTGGTGCTCCGCCTGTGGTTGTAAAAAAATCCTCTGTAAATGTGAATAACTTTGTTGCTGGAACTATTGCGCTTTTATCTACATACTCTTTATTCGCCAGAGAACTATTCAATGATGGAGCGAACGAACACGTTGGAGCTTGGGTTCCAAACGCGACGCTGGAATTAAACGTATTGAAAAAGCCTGTAAATGTATTGCTTGATGCTAATAAAGCATATCCGCTCAAACTCGTGCTTACTTTATTATCCACGTATAGCTTTGTTGTAAATTGATTATTACTTGTTGGGTTTAATGTGCTTGTAGGAAGACTTACATTAAACGACTGGGTAGCTGACCACGCATTTGGAGTATTCAAAAAATTGATTAAAGATGTTACGATAAACTCAGTTGTTGCTAATTTTGTTGTATCATCTCCTACTGGTGGTGTTACACCTGTAATTATAACATTTGAGTTCATTTGGTCTGAAGCAACTGAAAAAATACTTACATAATTAATTTGATATGTAATTGTTCCAGTTGAAGATAAGTTATTCACATAAAAATCATTATTAGACATATATTGATTTGTTTGTTGTGTGTTTCCGTTATTGAATATTTGTAAGTTGTTTCCATTTCTTACCCTAACGCTTCCATTAAATAAACTACTCCCCTCCACATCCAGTTTGGTAGTTGGGGCGGTTGTTTTACCGATACTCATATTATCCGTGCTTGTAAATTGTCCTCCAAAACCAAGCTGTATTTGGTTAGAGGTTGTGTTTGCCGACGCAACGCCTATGGCTGTGCTATTGCTACAAGAAACAGTGTTAGCATAATTTGCTCGTCTTCCTATGCTCGTTACGCCATTCATTGTTGCTGAAGCCTGTCCTGCCTCAAATCCTATACTTACATTGTTTGAGCCATTAAAACTGGTTGAAATTACACCCGAACGTGTGCCGATACACACATTTGAACCGCCTGTATTATAGCCTGACCCTGCCTGAGTTCCTACAGAGCAATTATCTCCGCCGCTCGTCGTATTAAAGTTTGCTTGTAACCCAATACACATATTGCCTCCTCCGCTGGTTATATTTCGCCCTGCGTCAGCCCCAAAACCCACATTGTTTCCTCCTGAAGAGACATTACGCAACGCATTGCTTCCAAAAGCGGAATTAAAATTACCTCCTTGAATAAATTGTAATGCCCCAGCGCCAAAAGCGCTTAGTTGTTGCGTTGTTCCCGTTGGTGCTAAACAAGCACCCGGACCAAACGACACCGCATTATCCGTTCTAGTTTGTGAAACTCTAGCATTAAAGGTAATTAAGTTATTTGCTGTATCAAAAACCGCAATATTTGCCCCGTTACTTCTTATAATAACTTGACCTGTTGTTAGTGCTTCTAAAGTTAAGTTGTTAGTTGGATTAATGGACTGAACCAAATTGGTTTTTATAGTAGGTGCTTGAATTGTAGTCAACACATTTAAACTCCCTGTATTAATTACGTCAGCATTTATTTCTGTTAAGCCAAACATAGAACGACTATATGTGGTTGTATTATTCATTTAATATAGGCAAATAAAATATAGTGCTATATTAAACCAAAATGATTGAAACAAAACTGATTAATTTAAATTGCTCCAATTCCATACAAAACAACGGAACGTTTTTGTCAAACGTCTTTTTCCCCTTTTCCAATCTCATATCCAGCAAGGACGTTCGCAAAGCGTCAATATCCATCTTAAACGCTCAATTGCCCTATTCCTTTTACATTATTAACGTGTATAACAATGTGCTAAGAATGAGCGTCAATGGTGGAGCGCAGTTTAGTCTTACGCTAACAAGGGGAAACTACAACAGCAACACTTTGATTACAGAAATACTCGCTAAACTGACTTTAGCAGGTGTTACCACTATTTCCATTGCTTTGAATACCACAACTGGGTCGCTTTCATTTACCACCACAGCAACCTCTATAGAGTTTTTCGCTTCAGGCTCAACCATATTAAGGGTGCTTGGTTTTGACCCTTCTACGAATTACACAAGTGTCGCTAAAGTATTAACCGCGCCGTTTCCATTAAATCTACTCAACACATTAAAAATCCGTATAGCCAGTTATGCTCTATCCACAAATAGTTTAGACAGCAGTGTCAGGGGCAATCTAAATATATTAGCCGGATTCCCTGTCAATGCCGAAGGATATGGTTTAAATCTCTATGAAAATACCACCGCATTTAAGACCGAATTACAAGTCCGCGATATTAATGGATTTGACATACAAATTATTGATGATGATAATAATTTAATAAACTTCAATAATGTGTATTGGACAATAACCATGTTGCTTGAGTTAGATTATGTTGATAAAGACCCACAGCCACCAAATGATTTTCCCTTTGAATTACCCAAACAGGAATATTGGGGAGCAGACCCTAATGTTGCGTTTGCTCCTTTGGAAGAGGAAACCGAACCTTTAGCAGAAGAACCAGAGGATAGTTTTGGCTCCACCTTTCCCAAAGGTGGAATACAGGCAGAACCGCCTAATTACGAAATAACAGACCCAAATAGTTTAGAACAACTATTAATTGAAAAAGGGATTTACACATAATTTTTTTGTCCGCATATATATTATAATGAAGATTGGTAAAATCAACTCGCGTTTACAACGATTTGGTCAAAAAGCACGTAGCGACATTTCCAAAGCGGTCGGTAAAACAAACAAGACTATTTCTCAAGCGGAACGCGGTCTCAAAAAAGGTGTGGATGTTGTTGCTTCGGCTGCTGATTCTAAGGCAGTCAAAGGCTTACAGCAAGCCACTGGTATTGCTGGTAAAGCCCTTTTAGCAGGTGGAGCGCTCGGCGGCCCTCTTGCTCCTGTTGCTCTCGCCGCTGGGGGTGCGTTAACATCTGCTCACGAAGGCATTAAGGGTGCTAGAAAAGCCATCCCCAACAAAGCGGAGAAGGTTAAAAAAGAAATTGGCGGCGTTGCTCGTCAGGGACGCGCTACAGCTACTATAGTTGGACGTGAATCCATTGCTGGAACTCGTAAAGCCGATGAGTTCAGGAAAAATGTGCTTGAAAGGCCAGAGCCTAAGGCGAATCTAATGAGTGAGCTACCGATGTATCTGGATTAGCTTGAGTAGTATTTTGCTTTGCTTTTTTTAATTCTCGTATTTCTCTTCTACGAGCATTAATTCGTTCCTTATTTGCCTCATAATGTGTTTTATGCCTGTTGGCAATTCGTTCCTTATTTTCCTCATAATGTGCTTTTCTTTTAGCAGCAATTTGTTCCTTATTTGCCTCATAATATGCTTTTTTTATAGCAGAATGTCGTTCCCTACGTGCTTCATAAAACTTTTTTCTCTGTTCCTTGATTTGTTCTACGTGTTCCATTTTGTATTAAATTGTCTCGTTATCTTTAAGTTCATTTAATAATGTATTTTCAATTTTTTCTGTTTCATCAGGAGCTGTAGTTTCCTCCGCTTTAGCATTCTCCGCTTCTGCTAATTTCTTCGCTTTTTTAATTTGGTAATATTGAACTATCTTTTCTTTGTTGTTTTCACGCCATTTTTTAAAATACTCAGGATTTTTTTCAACCCAGTTTTTTTGGAGTTGCTTTTTCTCTTCCACGTGTTCCTCTCTCCATTTTTTATACGTTTCTTTTAATTCCGCCTTATGAGCTTCTTGCCATTTTTTTTGTATCTCAGCTTGTTGCTCTTTTGTAGAATATGCTCTGTTTTTATTTAACGAGGATTTATGCTCTTCCATAAGTTTTGTCTCGTATATACGAGCGTCTAATTTACAACATTCTTTTTTGTCTATGGGGCTCAATTTCCAGTTTTGCCACCCTCCGTGTTCATTGATGGTTTTGTATAAGTTAGTCATAACGTGATTGTATTTTTTCTCGTGGTGATGGTCACACATAAACTTGTGTAAATATCGCCTCCTAGCCAAATTGGTCGTCGACCCAACATAACAATCTGTAACGCTTTCATCAAAACACGTGATTTTATAAAAGACGAAAAGTTTTTTTTCGGCATTATTTGTCATAATATGTCATATTTTGGAATGTTGTCTTTAAGTAGTTTAATGATAAAAATATTATCTCTACATAGTATATTATGGAGTCTTCTACTATTGACTATATTGACAACACCAGCAATCTAAACAACTACATATTAATAAACAGAATAGTAGAATTGATTGTTGCCGATGTCAAATCCATCCCAGAGTATCACAAACTTCAACGCAGTATGGATTTAGTGCTACGCATTTGTTTATTGATTGAAAATCTCGTTTTTGAAAATGGGGTCAAAAGCAAAGAGCAGGGGTTTAAGAAAGGTATTGCTGTAAAAGTATTTAAATGTCTCGGCTGGGAATCACCAGAGGCTCTGGATTTTTTAGCGCAGAGCATTGAGTTTTTACATAGTAGCGAAAAAATCAAACGTGTCAAACTTGTTAAACGAATATGGTCTTTTGTGAAACGAGCATTTGTAAAAAACGTTCAAAAATAACGGATTTAACTTCCCCCAATATTCAGTTTAGGTCACAAGTAGCCGTTTCGGTTCAAAATACATTCCAACATATTGCCGACACAATTCCACGTGCTATTTTTATTTACAATTTGTTACAGCGCATCAATATGAGATTTATTTTGGCAATGGCTGGAATTAAAAACCCTTGGGTAGTATTCGTCATTTTGTTATTAATATAATATTTGATTATTATATGAATATTAAAACTATTGTTGAGCCTTCCCCATTTGTTCCTCCTACTCGCACAATTCATAATGTTAGCATCCAAGTCATTAATTTAGTATTATATCAAAGCGCTACGCTTCTCGTTAGTTTGTGTGAAGAAGATGGGCGACCCATTGAGACAAAGGTTATTCAAATGGAGGGTAATGATTATGCTCTTTGGGATAATGATGATTCGTATGTGGTGGATTTTGTGCTACAACAATTCTCTTTAACGAAAAAGGCGGAAGGGGAGCAAAGTTAGTTAAGTAGTTCATTTAGTTCATCTAGTTCATCTTGATTTTCTAATTTAAATTGTCGTGTTTTTTTCATAACATTATATAGTTCATTAAACTTTTGTTGACGCTCTCTATGTTCTTTTGTCAAAACAAATGGTTGAGTCTTATTTTTATTGAGAGTTGCTTGTTTTTCTTCTGTCAATTTTGTTTCATAAATATGGGCGTCTGTTTTTGTTTCAAATATCTGTTTGTCAATTGGAACCATTTCCCAATTTTTCCATCCACCATTTTCTCTTATAAATCGGTATAACTTTGTATCATTTCCTAATTTTATATCATTGTAACATGCTCTTTTATGTTCGCCTTTCCTACGAGTAAAATTACGTGTTAAACCAATATAGAAGTCAGTTATATTTTTATCTAAACAACTTATTTTGTAAAAAGTATATTCCATTTACATAATAGTTATTTCGTTATCTTTAAGTAAGTTTTATATATTAAAATCTTCGTCGCATCAAAGTTAGTTAAGTAGCAACAAAGTTAGTTAAGCAAAATCCGAAGTTAGTTAAGAGAGTTAATTAAGATAGGATATAGATAAGATAATACAACATCAAATAAGCGAACTCGGCTCTTCCGGCCGGAAAAGCTAACGCCCCTCATTTTTTTTGGGATTTTTTTTTACCCTCTCCGGAAAAAAAAAATTTTTATGATTTGACTTTTTACCAAATAAAGAGCCGAGTTCGCTTATGTGGTGTCTAATTATCTAATCCCAATAAATCAAAATAAATAAATTAAATTGTCTCATTACCATTTATCGTCTGTTGTTCCAGTTTTTTCTGTTTCATTTTTTCGGTGTATTTTTTTTGAGTTAATCTTCGGTTCTCCCTGCGTTGCTCCTCGGTTAGCAAAACTCGCTTTTCAATTCCTTCCCTGTTTTTATGGTAGTATTTTTTGTAACTCTCCTTGCGATGCTCTGCTCGTTCCTCAGGAGTTAAAATTACCTTATCAGGAATATTCAGTGATGCTTTTTTTTCCGCATATCTTTTTTTGTTATATTTTTGCCTCGCTGTTTTTTCCAAGTTTCTCAGTTTCTCCTTATGCTCCAAAATCATAGCATCAATTATTTCAAAAACAACATCCATATTATGTATCAAAAACAACGTGGATTTTTTTTGGGTTTCATCAATCCATTCAATGGATTTTTCTATTTTGGGACTATGTGTTTCTAGTTCAAAATCACTATAATCTTTCTTAACGCTATTCCACCAAGAAATAAAACGTTTCTTATCTTTTAAAAAGGTAGCAAGTCGGCATTTTTTGTTTTTTGATTGGATAATCTCTTGCTTTAACTCATCAAGAAAATCAAACACATCAAAGTCCTTTTTAGATACAGATAGGTCATAACTATCCATATACGGAATTATCCATGCCTTAAACGTTTCTTCACTATCAATAACATTTGCGTAAAATGTTAAATCCACATTCGTATCATAACGTAAGCCATTTGCCTCACTTACGATAGGAATAGTAAACGTCAATTCAACAGATTGTATATCATTTGGTTGCTCCATTCTTATATATAGTAAGATAATGTCTTTATATTGTTTTTATAAAGATAATTTCAATTTTTTTTTGGGAGGCATAATTTGTCATTTTTTGGAATAAAAAAGATTTTTAGAAAAAGGATTTAAAAACAAATACCCAATTAATTTATGGCAATCACATTAAGCGCCGAACAATTCCAAGCACTTCTAAACGCAATAGGACAAGGTCAAAACACAACGCTACCGACTGGAACCACCAAGCAACCGATGGTATTACATAACTTTTGCGAATCGCTCAAATACTTACACGTTAATCGGTTACAAAACACGTCCATCGTGGATTTTATGGTAGCCACTATTAAGCACAATATTGATGTGCTAGAAGAAGCCGAGTATCCTTTTGTGTGTAGCAATGAGAAAAAACGTTTTTTTTATTATTACACGGAAGAAGGGTGGAAGAAAGGAACCTCTTTTATTAATTTGTTATACACACTCATTATTAAACAGGCTTACAGGGATTTAGAAAAGCATTACAGCATTAAATACATTGAAGATGATGAAGAAGATGAAGACGCAATTGAAAAAAAATACGCCTCATCCAAACATGCAGAGAAACAAGCCATTATAATGAACTTGTGTCACAGCAATAAAATGAACTGGGAAGCCGTGTGTGAAAAAGTATTAAGCAAAATAGCCAAACTTATTAAAGTGGAACACAGTCCGTCAGTTCTCTAAAAATATTGTATGTATGTATTATAAATGTATAGCATAGCAATTCCATCCTTATCAAGATACTCCATCATTAACTCTTTAACTATTTCTACTCTAGAAAAACATAACATAAATCCAAACTATGTTACTATTTTTGTCATTCAAGAAGAATATGAACTATACAAACAAGTTATAAACGAAAAATACAAAATAATTGTTGGAAGAAAAGGATTGGTTCAACAAAGAGAGTTCATTGAAAATTACTACCCACCTAACACACACATATTATTTTTAGACGATGACATTAAAAGCATAGATTTGTCTCTGTGTAAAACAAGCAATTTAGACCATTTCATAGCAAGTGCCTTTAATGACGCAATTAACAATAACACATTTATATGGAGTGTGTATCCAGTGTTTAACAAGTTTTTTAGAGAAACCAAAACATACCAAACATTTTGTTTGAACTATATGGTAGGTGCCTTTTATGGAATTATTAATAGACCAAATGACCCTGATTTAAAATTATGTGTAACAACACAGGGAGACAAAGAAGATGTGGAAAGGAGCATTTTGTATTTTAAAAAAGATGGACGCACATTAAGGTATAACCAAATTGGATTTGAAACAAAATACTATGGTTCAGTAGGCGGATTAGGAACGCTTAAAAATAGAATGAATAGCATTACTGAAAATACAAAAAACCTTTTCAACAAATACCAAGCCTTTGGGAAAATACACATAAGGAAAAACGGAATATGGGAGTTTGTTTTAAACAAAACAGAACCGAAATCATTTTCAAACATAATTGTGTGTAAAACATTTCCTGATAAAGTTTTTACGAAATTATACAATTTATTAAATGGGATTAAGTTTGATACCAAAAACGGAAGAAACAATCGTCGAGGGTTTCCAAAACACGAAGCACTTGTATTTGGAATTACGAGGCACAGATTTCAAGGAACAATAGGATTATCCGTCGCATCATTAAAATACCCTGATGTATTAGAAGAGTTGGAAAACATAGCAACTATAATAAATCCTAACTTTATTTATGATAGCGTCCATATAAATCACAACGTAGTATGTCCTAAACACAAAGACGAAACAAACGTAGGAGAAAGTATGTTAATCAGTATCGGCGAATACAGCGGTTGTAACATAGTAATTGAAAATGAAAAATATGATAGCCACAATACACCCATTATTTTTAATGGCTCTTTATTGGAACACTATAATACGGATGACTTAGTAGGAAATAAATATAGCCTAGTATATTATAAGACGCCTTACAAATAATATATTCAAAAACAATTTAAAGACAAGGATACGAATTAGATGAGCCAAATTAAAATATAATATAATAACAAATGACGAAAAAAGAAGATTTGTTACTATATAGCAATCCTTCAAAGGCACGAAAAAATGCGAAATACTTTTTTGGAGAAGACATTAAATTACGCATCTCTACACGCAAAAATAAAAAATATATGATTGAAAATCCACAGGGTGATTGGATACATTTTGGTCAAATGGGTTATGAAGATTATACACTTCACCGAGACAAAGATAGACGAAAAGCGTTTCGCAGTCGTAACAGAGCATGGAGACACGCACCAACATATTCGCCACGTTATTTATCCTATTGGCTTTTATGGTAGTTATTTGGCTCTACCTAACGTTTTAAATATATGTATCCTACGCAACAATCATCCCATTCAAAACTAAAATTATATTTACTTAGCCACTCATTAAATCTTTGCGAACCGCAGTGTTTACAATCGTAATTAATATGACATTCCCGTTCTTCTTTACTATTCTTACAACAATATTCAGCACATATTAACAATACAGCATTTTCGCTGTCCCAATCACCAGCCCATTTAGACTTTGTAAAAATCGCCTCTTCCCCAAACTTAAAACTATTGAACTCTTTAATTGCTTCTGGAATGTTCTCCATTCAATATTATTTATCAGTTGATTTAATGGTTAAAATCCAATTCAATTTTTTTTTACTGACAGAAAAAATTGAATTACATTGCCACATTTTTAATATACGCATTAATTAAGAATGGAACTCCAAGACTATTTAAAAGCA